GTGGATTGATTGTAGGTGGTATCAAAATGGCGTTCGCGAGTGCGGCGTGTTGTTGGTTTGTAGACAATCTGAACAATACTCTACAAAGTGTTGAAATAAAGTTGGATAAACGTGATTAGTGCGTTATAATATATGTATGTTTAGAAGTACTAAGATAATAGAATTAGGTAGCTGTGCGTTCAGGCAACCGCTAGCGGAGTCACATTGTAGATTCTTGCATGGCTATAGATTGACAGCAAAATTTTGGTTTGAAGCGAATGAACTAGATGAAAACAACTGGGTTGTTGATTTTGGTGGTTTGAAAAAACTCAAAAGTAAGATGGAAGATATGTTTGATCACACTACTGTAATCTCAAGAGATGATCCTGCACTACCATTGTTTGAGGATCTCGCCAAAAAAGATATCGTTGTGTTAAACGTGATGGAAAATGGTGTTGGTATCGAGCGGTTTGCTGAATGGTGCTGGAGTACAGCTAATGATCATGTACAGGAGATAACCAACGGTAGATGTCGTTGTGTTAAAGTTGAAGTATTTGAACATGAAAAGAATTCTGCAATATATGAGGTTGGTAATATATCTGTACCTCAATTAACTGATAAACAAAAAGAACAATTGACCGAGCAAGTTGAAAATATAAATGCGAATGAAGGAGCGGTTGTGAACACAAATAAAAATAAACTAACAAATAAATGGGTAGATCCTAAATCTACAAACGTATGGGGATTATGACAGACACAAAACCAACAACACTAGACGTATCGGAGAGTTTTTACTCCGTTCAATGCGAAGGACACACAACAGGGTACCCGGCATACTTTATAAGATTGAAAGCTTGTAATTTGATGTGTGGTGGTACAAATGGTAGCTTGATGAAGGAAGGTAAAGCTACGTGGTGGTGTGATACAGAAGCCGTATGGAAACGTGGTTTAGAAAAACCTTTTTATAAAATGTTACAACAATGGGAACACGAGGGGATTGATAAATGGATATATGAAGGTAGAATACATTTGATTTGGACTGGTGGTGAACCTACTATACCTAAACACCAACGCGCGATTCCTGCTTTTGATAAGTGGTTAGGTGAACAATGCCTTGAAAAAACCGGTCGTTTTCTCAAGAGTTTCAATGAAATTGAGACAAATGGAACCATTTATATTCGTGATGAGTTGTTTGATGTGTTAGATCAAATCAACTGTAGTGTCAAGCTTGCGAACAGTGGAATGGAAGCGAATCGTAGAATCAATCCAGAAGCTATTGAGCGGATTATGAGCCATAAAAATTATTGGTTTAAATTTGTGATTAGTACTGAAGAGTGCTTGGAGGAGATCGAACGTGATTTCGTTAAAAAGTTTAACATTCCTTTTGATAGAGTGTTGATGATGCCAGGACTTGACAGCCAAGATGATTTCCATGAACGCACAAAGTTTAGTCTTGATATGGCTAAAAAATATGGATATGTTGGTCTGACAAGATTACATGTCAGTGCATGGGATAAACTGACAGGTGTTTAGTTGACAATACGATCACAATAGTTAAATATATCTATGAGATTAGCTATATCAGGTACTGCAGCCCAAGGTAAAACAACTCTACTAGAAGCGTTCCTTGAAAACTGGGACATGTACAAAACACCAGAGGTGTCATACAGGAAGTTTATCAAAGATAAGAAACATAGTATGAACACAAACCAAGAGACTCAATGGAACATTTTGAATCATATGATTGATGAGATTGAGAAATACGATTCTAAGGATCATGTTATATTTGACAGATGTCCATTAGATAACTTGGTGTACACTATGTGGGCGTATCACAAGGGTGTGGGTGATATTGATGAACTCTTCGTAGAAAAGTGTATACCAATTGTACGTGAGTCCATGAAGATGTTAGATATCATATTCATTGTACCTATCACTAACGTGGCACAAGATGAAATTGAAGATGATGGTCAGAGAGAGACGGATGCGGATTACATTTCAGAAATTGATAATTTTTTCAAAGCTATGTACACAAACTGGAGTAAGGAAGACGAGAGGTTTTTCCCGAAAGAAGACCGCGCTGCCTTGATAGAGATATTCGGTTCAACAGACGAACGGATAAAAATGTTAGAGTTTTATATAGCTGAGAATGGTAACATGTTTGGTGAGGATGAATCTCTTGTTGATACAAATACACTATATGATCAATTCGGTATGCCTGTGGCAGATCCGGGCGAAATCTCCGGAGATGACATCAAGATGTATAAATAATAGTATATGAAAAAGTTTAACGATTCTGTCGATAGTATATCTGAAAGTTTTGGCTTATATAAAACAGTGGTCAGAGAAAGGTTCCCAAGTAAGCTCAAGTTGAGTGATGAGTTTGTCGAAAGCTTCAAACGTGAATTCAAATCACAAGTTGATCCGTTGTATACAGAAGATGATGATGGAAAGCAAGTTTTGAGTCGCGAGGCGAGAGAACCTGCGAGAGTGTTAAAAGAGTTTCAAAAAGCTCTCAAGTTTTTGATTTAATCTTTAGCTGGTCTAAGCTTTTTTTAAGTCGATCACCTGTCTCGGCCTTTTCCGTGTCGTTTGTCACCTCATATTCCGCATCACTTCCAGGTATGTTGTGTTTATTTTTGACTTGATCACTTTTCTCTTCAGGTCTACGTGTTATTTTCTTGACAACACCTTCTGAACCGTAATGATCACAGTCTGGATTAATGTTTTTTACTTTGTCACCTACATTTAAATCCTTTTTAAGAATCTCGTTAACTAATATATCAAACTGACTGCTCATGATATTATTTATTTCTGCCCGAGCTTTTTGACGATAAACTTTAACATCTCACTACGCAAAATATCTTTCTCTGCGAATTTAAAGCAAAAAACTCCATTATCCTCACTCTCTCTATCGTTGAACGTGTTGTATATCTCGTTGAACCCGCTTTTTCCATTGATGTCACTCTGTAAAGTGTCACCGATGACCAGCATTTTACTATCTTCACCAAATCTCGTGAGGATGGTTATCAGCTCACTCTTGGTCAGATTTTGTGCCTCGTCAACAATAACCATACTGTCTTTGAAAGTCAATCCACGTACATAATTTACAGGTATTGCCTTTATAGTATCCGTTGAGAACAATGTGTTGATTGTGGAGCTCGATATCAATTCACTTAGTTTCTCCTGTAATGGTAATGTCCATGGGAGAAATTTATCATCAACTTCTCCCGGCAGGCTCCCCATACTCTTACTGGCACTTTCTATGATACTTCTTATGTAAACAACTTCATCTATTCGGCGTGATTTCAACATGTGTAATGCTGCATATGCCGCGCAGTATGTTTTTGCAGTCCCAGCCGGACCGTCAACAAATGCGATTTTTGTGTTGTTGCAGAAGCATAATTCAACAAAACTCTTGTGTACATCTGTCAATGTATACTTTGAATCTATTTTGAATGTACGGTCCATCGTGTTACGTGTGACGATCTCAGGTATGTCTTCTACACTTGTATCTTTACGGTTCTTGGAAGACGATCGTTTGTATGAAGCCTTGCGCTTAGTCATTGACATTATTTAT